TCGAGACCGTTGCCGGAGAAATCAATCTTCTCGCACAGGATGTTCGGGATGTTCGTTGCGAAGTCAGCCTGGTTCCACCGCCAGGTGTAAAGGAAATACCCCTGGCTGTTCGTCATCTTGCCGTTGACGAAGTGCAGGTTCTTAGACGCGTTGCTCCCCACCAGCGTGGTCCATGAGAACGTGCCGACGTAAGTGCCTGCAGCGATTGCGACTGTGCCGATCAAGTTGGCCGCGAGCGTTACGGTGTTGCCGGAAATCGCGGTAATCGCGGTTGGCGTGGCCAGCGGAAAGTTCGATACGTTGTCGCCATACGAGCACCAGATTTGGTCACCCACCACGAACTGAGAAGCGTCTTCGAACACCAGCTGGTTTTGCCCGGTGGCCGCCTGTGCTGCCAGCTTGCCAACGTGCAGGGGACCGCGAATTTCGCCGCCACCCAGGTCGATCGTCACGTTGTCGGCATTGATATTCAGCTGGACGATCTTCAGCAGCGCACCGTGCATGTACAGCGTCTGTGCCGGCATGGTGAAATTGAGGGCCGTCACGTTGTACGCGCTCTTCGTCAGATGCACGTTTTTGCCGGTGGCCAAAGCCGCATTAAACGCCGCGGTGTCGTCGGCCACGCCATCGCCTATGGCGCCGAACTGCTCTGGCCTAACAAACGCGCGCAGCTCATCCCGTACCGTGGTCGGGATTGCGCCGATGCCCGCCTGGAGGAAGCCGATCAGGGATGCGCCACCAGATGCCGCGAGGCTCGCAATGAACGGCGCAACGCCGAATGGGTCGGTGTTGTAGTTGTCGACCGTGTAGATTGGCACGTCGAACGCATCGGTGATGACGACCTTGTATGAGCCGCTCCAGTAAATGAGCGCAGACCCGGTGGAATCGAGCACGACCGGGTTCGTGTTCGGGATCGTCCCGGCCGCGTCCTGGTAGGTAACCTTGGGCGTGCTCGCGCCCGCCGCGTACGTGTAGACCTTGCCCCCGGCAAGTGGCTTGGAGCTGCCGGTATAGAAATACTGCTGCTTGCCTGTCGGCATCAGAGATGGCATGTGGTTCCTCTGGACGTAAAAAAAGCACCTCTCGGGTGCTGAAAAAGGAAAGCCGCACGAGGCGGCTTTGATGTTGCGGTCGCTTAATGCCCGGTCAGGCGATTGCCTTCGCCTTGTCTACCCAGCTTCGAATTGGCCTTCATCGCATCGAGCAGCTTGTTTGATTCGCCCTCAAGTCGTTTCGACGCGGAGCGGCCGGCGATCTTGGCTCCCAGGACCGCCCCTGATTGAGTGCCAGGGCCGCCGAGCCATGGGTTTATAGCCGCGCCCATCGCGCCGCCGGCAACTGCCCCAGCCTTGCCAGCATGCTTTTCGATCAGACCGGGTTTGCTCATGCGAATTTTCTGAAGTTCCGAGCCCTCGTACGAATGCTTGCCCGGCATGATTTGACCGCCCAGATTAAGCGTGTGGAATCGCTGAACCTCATCAGGGTCGAAGGTATTGATGATCTTCTGACCCACCACGGAGTTGAGCGCCTTATTGGCGTCGTTCTGGTTCCATACACCGGCTTTGCCCGCTCCTTTCTCATAGACCTCACGAGCCAGGGCGCCATGCATTTCGGCCTTTGCCGCCGCCGCCAAATCGCGCAAGTCCTGCGGTACGGCTGGCATGCCTTCTGGCGCCCCGCGCACGATGCCGCGAGACAGGTCATCAAGCGTATTGTGAATGTGCGTCCACTTGTCGATGGACATATTGTTTAGTAAGGTCGGCAGCTTTTCCATTGCAGCCCCGTCCTTGATTCCATTCGCATCTGCGCCACCGAAAATCTCACTAATCGCCGGGGTATCCATGATGGTCTTTTCGGCCTTATGGAGCGCGTCCCCCATCTTGTATGCGTCCGATCCGGCCGCCGCCACAACATCCTGGTCGATTGCGCGGTTGATAGCCGCGATCGTGCGCGCGTTGTCGGGGGACCATCCCGCGTTGTTCGACTTCCGGACCGCATCCCAGGCGCCAACACTACCCGGCGCGTGCACCTCGCCCGTGAGGGGATCCTTGAAGCCCGTAGTGCGTGCGAGGTCGATCAGATCGCGGACACCCTCAACTACACCGGTATGCCCGTTGCGTTTCGCTTCCGCCATGAATTGCTTGTCCGCCAGTAGATTGTCGACGTGCGCGGACTGGATCGGATTGCCGCCAGACTCCGCCTTCGCGCGGTCGTAGAGCTCCTGCTTGGCCTGCTTGAAGTAGTCGGAAAGGCCGCCCTCGCCATGGAAGGCATCATTGATCACCTGGCCGCGCTGATAGTTATTGGTCAGGTTGGGATTCGCTCCTGTGGCTTCAATACGCGCCTCGGAAAAGTCTGTCAGCGCCTGCTGTTCCTTGGCGATCTGCTGGCGCAGCAGGATCTGGGCCGGAGTGTTTTCCGAACTATTCGCGTGCGTATACTCGCTGCGCAGCGTGTCCTCGTTGCCGGTGATGACGCCTTCGCGCACCTTGCCATGGTCATCGCCCAGAATCTCGTTTGCGATCTTCGCACGGACCGCCTGCTCGTCGAGTGGCACGTCCTTCTGGATCTGCGACAGTTTCACCTGCGGGAATGCCGAGCTGCCGCCGCGCGCCGCGACCTCGCCGGTCAGCGCCGGATACGGGTTCAAATTGGCAGACGCCGCGCCAACGCCCGAAAGCGTCGCGACGGGCGGCGCCGGTGCCGCCGCTGCAGCTGGGGCAGGCTGGCCGCGTCCAACTGCCGACGCAGCACGGTCGAGCCCTGCGCGCACTGCTCCAGGCGCCGCCTTGGCAGCATCCAATGCAGCGCCGCCCAGTTTGCCGGCCACCACGTTGGCTGCGACACCCGGGACCATGTCATTGACGGTCGCCATCAGCGGGTTTGTAGAGCCCTTGACGAACGTGTTCTCGTACGCCTTGCCCGCGCTGGACAGCGCAGAGCCGACGGGCGAATCCATGAGCGCGTTCTTGGCCTTGCTCGCGATTTCGCCGAGGCCTGCTATCGATGCCTTGCCGCCTTCGGTTTGCGGCTGATAGGTCAACGCGTTCTGTACACGGTCGCCCAGACCCTTGGCTTCGTCGAAGTTCTTGCCGAGTGCGGCCGCGCCGAGACGCGTAGCGCCGCCGGCGATGCCGCCCAGCGCGCCGGTCGCCAACGTGGCCAGCGGTTCGACAGCAGCGCCAGGCAGGTCGGTGATGGATGTCTGGTGCGGGGCAGCGGCCGGCGCCGTGTTGGACGCATCCGCTTTCGCCATCAGTTGCGAGAACGGATCGGCATGCGGCGCCGCCTGGGCGGCTTTGCTGGTGCCAGTCGGTGCGGCGCCGGCCTTGGCCATCAGCGCAGAGAACGGGTCAGCGTCGGCCAGCTGCGCGCCGGGCGCCGGGCGCCCGCCGGCAGTCGGCGGCAGCCCGGGCATGGACTGCGGCGCCGCGCTGCCGCTCGCACCCTGGCCACCTTGGTAGGCCGCCATGATCGATTTCACGTAGCCTTGGGTTTCGGGGAAGGGTGGGACGCCGCCGTGCTTGTCGACCGCCCCAGGGCCCGCATTGTAGGCCGCCAGGGCCAGAGCAGGGTCCTTGTACTTGTCGAGCTGCTGGGACAGGTATTTGGCGCCGGCCATGATGTTCTGCACGGGGTCTGCCTGGTTGGTCACGCCCATGTCCTTGGCGGTGCCCGGCATGACCTGCATGGGCCCGCGCGCACCTTTCGACGAGACCGCGCCAGCGTTGCCGCCGCTTTCCTGGCGCATGACCAGGGCGAGCAGCTTCGGGTCGACGTTGAACTGCCGCCCGGCCTGCTCCAGGATGTCGCTGTAATCTGCCATTATTGGGGCCCGTTGATGTAGCCGTTCTGAACGGCCCAGTTATATTGCTGGCGGAACGTCGCCTGTTCCTTCGCATTCATCGCCTTGACCATCGCCCCCACTTTTGCCGCCGGGAGCTGGTCGGCCACGAAGACGCGCGGATCCATCGCCGCGCCGAATTGCGACTTCCATTGCGAGTACTGCGCCGGCGGCAGTCCGGCGCTCTGCCAGGCCTGCATTCGCGCCTGATCCATGCGCTCGAGCGCCATGTTCACCTTCACGACGTCCTGCGCGGCCAGGTTGGAAATATGCGTGTTTCCGTTGCCGGTCAGCGCCGCGGACAGCTGCGCGTCGGTCGCATGACCGAACGATGCCGCCTTCTGCTGCGCGTACTGGGTCAGGTACTTGTTGGCCTCGTCATAGCTGGCTACCTTGTCCGCCGGGCCGCCGAGCATCGCGACCACGCCGCGCACAGCGTTGAGCTTGTCGGCGCCGGTGCCGGTCTGCGCCTTCGACAGCGCGTCCGCAGCGTTCTGCAGCATGTTGACGCGCTTGCCCGATTCGGCGTTGGAAGCCTGGTCGGCCAGCAGTTGCTGGCCCGCGCCTTGGCCCGCTGCCGTTGCGGCCTCGCCCACGCCCGGCGCCTGTCCCGAGGGGATGAACCCGGGGCGTGTAGCCTGAGGCTGCGGGTACCGACCCGGCGCCTGCTGCTGGCCACCCTGCATGCCCGGCGGCAGCAAGTTGGGCGGGACGGTATCGCTGAACGGGATCGATCCCGGTTGCCCATCAGGCCCAACCGTCGGCATGCGACCGGTTGCTTGAGCAGGCGAAAGCCTCTGTTCGATCTTCGTGCCGACAATGCCAGGATTCGTGATCGGATTCGTGTCGCGGAACTCCGTCGTCGCGCCATCAGTCGTCGGGGTCGGGGTCGGGGTCAGTGCGCCCAGCTGCTGCGAAGCCGCCAATTGTCCGCGCAGGGAGTTTTGCAGCATGGCCGCTACGGCACCAGGCTGGTGCACCGCGTTGACGAACGGCGCTACGGCCAGCAGCGCCTGCGCGCGCGGCACGCCCTTGGCTTCGGCTTGGCTCATCGCCTCGCTCAGGGCATCGGTTGCCTGTGCTGGGTCGTACTGGCCGACGGGGGCAGTAATTCGCTTGTCCGCGAGCACGCCCTGGGCCGTCTGCAGCATGGTGTTTGCGTAATCCTTGTGTAGGGCGAACATGTTCGTGTCGTTGCTGATCTGGCCGCCCTGGTTGCTGATCTGCTGGCCTTGCTGCGCGAGATTTTGCCCGGTCGCTGCCTGCAGGTTATATGCGGCGGCCGGGTTCCCAGCGAGATCGCGCTGCACGCCCAGCAGGTTCAGCTTACCGTCGGGTCCGGTGTTGCGCTGAATCGCCTGGCCGACTGCCTGATTGGCGTCCGTGTCCAGTTGGAGACGGTTGCCGGTCTGCTGGAGGTTCTTGTACTGCTGGACCTGGAGCAGGGTGGCCAACGGGTTGAAGTCGGGTGCTTTTGCCTGGAGCGGGATGGATGGGTCGAGAGCCATTTTTCTCTTTCTTCAAGCGGTATATGGGACGCTGGCCGGAACATCGCCGCCGCCGTACAGAGGGTTTCCGGACGGGGTCTTGGCCGCGTTGTTCTGGGTCATGCCGTAAATCATCGCGTTGTTGCCCATGGTGCCCAGAGCACTCGTCAGCGCGTTCGCGCTACCGATGGTGCCCGCCGCCGATGCGTTTGCGCCGCTAGTCAGCGTGTTCGCGATATTCCCCGAGGTCTGCGCGCCGAGCGCACCCAGGCCGCCGGCCGCGTTCTGGCCGCTGCCCACGAGGCCGGTAAGGCGGTTGGCGTTGTCGGAAGCGCTCTTGTAATTTGTGTTGAACGTGTTCAGCGCGCGTTGGTACACATCGTTGTATGTCGAATCGGCCAAGCCCGTTGCGTACGTCGACGCCCCTTTAAGCGCAGCGCCCGAAGTGCCCAGGCCGCGCGCCGCGGCGCTGTTCTGTGTCGCCTTCAGGCCCTGCTGCAGCGTGAACTGGTATCCCGGCGTCGCCTCGGCCTCTGCGGCCGTCGGCGCCGAGAATCGCTGCTGCAGCGGGTTGCCGGGATCTGTGCCGTTGTAGCTCCATGTACCATCACCGTTCTGCGTGGCGTTGTAGCCCATGGCCTTGAGCAGTGGGGAAATCGACGAGTTCCCCAGTTGCAGGTACGGGGCCATGTTCGCCTGCGTCTGCTGCCACTGCGAGCTCTGCATGTCGGCGCTGCGGTTCGCGGCGTCGGCCTGCTTGTTGGCTGCGCTTCTCGATGAGTTCGAGCTGATCACCGCTCCGCCAAGAGCGGCAGCTCCTGCCACTGCTGCTGCAACCATAATTAATCTCCCAACCATTTGCTGAAATACGTTTCGACCGGCGCCGCGCCGATGCGCTTGAACAGCGCGCTGGCGTCGGCGTGCACCTTTGAACCCATGAACCACCGCTGGACGCCGCGGCGCCGCAGTTCTGCCTCGACGAAGCGGAACATGCGCACCCCGGCGCTACCAGCGCGCCTATCGGCGCGCACGTAGAAAATGTCCATCGTGCAGGTCAGGCACGTGCTGTAATGCAGTCCGGGGGCGATGAAGCCGATGAAGTATCCGACCAGCTCGCCCGCGTCGCGCAGCGTCACGAAGATCAGGCCGCCGGCGCGCTCGCGCTCGATGTAGACGTGGTACTGCGGTGCCAGCGGCACCTTGTCCTGGTTCAGGGCTAGTTCGCGGTAGTGAAGCGGCAGCAGCACCTGCAATTCGGCCAGGCGCTCTTCGAACGATTCGACGTGGCAGGTGATCATCGGCTGGTCCTGATGTCGACGACGATCTGGATGCGATCGGCGGCGCTGTTGTTGATGACTTCGTGCTCGAGCTTGTTGTTGAACCACCAGACCTCGCCAGGACGCATCCACACTGTCTCGTCGGCACAGCGGAACGTGTTGCCCGGCTCGCTTTCCAGCACGATGTGGTGGCGCGAGTAGTATTCGGCATGCTCCGGGGTGTCGGCATGCGGGTAGATGACGCCGCCCGGGCGCAGCTTGTTGATCATGACGCGGCCCAGGCGCTCGCCCTGCACGCGCGCCATCAGGGCCATGATCAGGGGACGGGCCTCGTGGAGGATTTTGTAGGCCGGGTAGTCGATGCTCTCATGCGGATCGTGCGTCAGCCGGTGCTGCTCGAGCTCCTGCTGCGTCTCGTACACGCCCTTGACAGGGAACCGAAGCATGATCGTCTCGGTATCCCCGAAGGGCCCCTGCGGATAGTCGCGCAGGTAGGTGTCCTCTTTCCACAGGTGCGGATTGCGCTTGATCGCGGCCAGCAGAGGCATGATGTCGACGCCCTCGGCGATCTTCAGGAAATGCTTCATGAATAATTCCTCGATTAAGTAACCTCGCGACCCGAAATGCGGATCACGATCGCGCTGGCCGTGCCGGCAAGCGTCGAGATGGCATCGCCCGGCCCCAGGATCTGGCCGACTTGCTCGGGCAGCACTTCAGTCGCGCCGGCGGCAATGGTTTTCGTCTGCGTGATCACGTTGGACGATCCGGCCGTGCCGGAAGACGGGATGATGTTGATGGCCAACGTCGCGCTCGCGCCTGTCACGTTGGTGGCCGTGAACTTGTCGACGACGGTGCGCGTGCCGGGCGGCGCGGTGTACTGCGTGGTCTGCGCGTTCTCGGCGAACTTGGCCTCGACGAGAGGCTTTGCGATGACGGTCATAATTGCTGTCCTTGTCTGATTGCTTCAATTTCGGTTGCCAGGCGCTGCACGGTGGCTTCCAGTGCTTCGATGCGAGCGTGCGGATCCTCCAGCGACGCGGCGGCGGCCGGCGGCGGCGTCTGGTCATCGGGCGGGATCATCGGCGCAACCGGGGGCACCATGTGCATGGCATCGCGCAGGCTGAATAGTTGGGCGATGGTCTCAGCCAGCCCGGAATCGCCGCTTGGCACGATGCTCTGGTCGTCCGTTGTGACGCCCTGCGTATCGCCGGTGCGCCGGAGCAAAGTCATGAAGAACTGGAACCACACCGACGACATGCGCCCGTCCGGACCGACGACCGGTACGCCCGGCGCCGGGATATTGCTCGCGACGCTCATGTCCGTGCCCTCGTCATATCGATCCATGCACCGTTGAGCGCCGTGCGCACGGGCGCGGTCCACGACAGTTCGAACACACGATCGCGGGCGTAGCCCAGGCGCTGCCACTGGATCGACGTATAGAACTCGCCAAGTGCCCCGAGGTCATTCGGCACTGGCTGGCCCCACGTCACGCCCCTGGTGTCGCTCCAGCGCAGGAAAATCTGCGGCGCCGAGCCGTCGGGCATACCGGCGCCGACCTCCATATCGGCGACGAACTGGCGGAACAGCACGCGGTTGCCGTCGGCGCCCGAGATGTGGGGGAAGCTGCGGATGCGTGGGATCGGGTTGCCGTTGTCGGTGTAGGCGTTCGGATCCAGCGCATACAGGTTCCCGTTCTCCCAGTCCAGCACGATGTTCTGGCCGTCGTGGGCGGCGTGCGCGATCATGCGGTGGCGGCCGTAAAAGCCGTCGGTGTTCAGGTACACGCGCTGCGCCCACTGCTGCGTGGTGACGTCGAATGCCCAAGTCTTGTTCGCAGTCGGGAACGTGAGGACGTAAAACGCGTGGCCGCCTTGCAGGTAGCTGAACCCTACCGCGTCATCGATCCGCGAATACGTTGCGATCTCGGCCTCGAGCGCGTATGTGCTGATGCGCTCGGCGGTGTAGTTCCGGCCGGCGAACACAATCCCTTGGCCCTGCAGATCGCGCCCAAGCCAGAACAGCGCCAGGTCAATCTTTGCCACACTGTACTTCGCCGCGCAGCCGTGCTCGATGAACACGCCCGGCATGCGCTGGAACGTGAAGTCGGACGCGCCAGAGTTGAACCACACCTCCGTCGTCAACTCGCCGAACAGCCAGATTTCGCGGTGCATAACCGCGTGCGTCGCGAGGCTATCCGGATAGGTGTTCTTAGACGCGATGTCCAGTGGATCGAACGTCACGTCGTTGTACCGACTGATATAGAACTGCGGCGAGCCGGGCTTGTTGAAGATGAAGTAGCCGTCGACGTAGTCGACGCGGTCCGCACCGTAAAAGGCCTCGTCGGCGCACACGCTCATCGCCATGGATGCCAAGTCGACGATGTAGCCGTTCGTAGAGCCGTCGACCACGAATAAGCTGGTCCCGTTGTCGACCATGGAGACTGGGCCGCTGTTGGTCGCCAGGGCGCCCAGCAAGATCCAGTTCCATGCCAGGTCGACGCAGTACAGGTTCGAGCCGATCGCGACGAACAGCTTGCCCGTGGTGGACCGGTAAAGTCCGCGGCCAGCCTGCGGCGCCGGCGGCGCCGACAGCAGCGTGAGGCCAGGCGTCGGGTAATGCGTCGCCGGCGCGTTCGCATCCTGCGGGTTCGGCTCGACGTATAGGTTCACGCAGCGCTGCGCGTCCGCGATCAGGCTGCGCGCCGCGTACGCGCCGCCGGTCAGTGCCACTCGCATGCGTTACCTCGTGAAGTTGTCGGAATAGATGTTGTAGCGGCCGCCCACGCCCGCCAGGCCGGCCGGCATCGTCATGGATGGCAACTGCAGGTTCATGCGCTTAATCACGCGTTTCGCGTTCGCGGCCAGCCGCTGCAGGGTTGGCGTGGGCTCGACCTGGTATGACGGCGCCATGCAGATCGCCAGGTTGTAGCGGATCGCGAGCAGGTATTCAGGCGGCAGGACTACGTCGTCGGACGGCGTGGCGAACTGCGGCAGGGCATCCAGCACGGACACGTGCAGCTCGTACTGCGCAGGCGGCACCGGATACCAGATCAGCTGGCCCAGCGGGTACGCTGAGTCGTAGAACACCGCGCTCGGCAGCGTTGACAGATTCTTGACCACGATGCGGTCGTAATCCTCGCGCGAGCGGATGACCTGCACCGGGGAGTCGGCCGGGATCGACCCGTTGCTCAGGCGCGCGAAGGCGGCCTTGATGTCCGTGGGTCGTGCGCAGTCGAAATCGCCGCCAGGCCCGATGGTGTATGCGGCCGCGCCGGTGGACTGCTTCGCGACGTTGATCAGGTGATACACAGACAGGCGCTCGCCCTGCCACTGCGCCAGCATCTGGTTTAGCGTGTTGAGCGAATCCTGCGTGTCATCAGGACTGATCGACTGGCCGATCCCCAGTGCGCCCAAATCCTTGAGCGCGAGTTTCATCAGGTCGAGCGCGGTTGTCATCAGGCGGCCTCGATGGCGGCGCGGATCTTGTCGTCGGACCAGCGCTTATTGACCTTGATGCCTTTGTCGGCGGCGGCCTGCATCAGTGTGGCGCGCTGCTCGACAGTGTCAGCGCCGCGCGATGCTTCGTCGTCGGCCGGATCCAGCTCGGCCAGCAGTGCTTCCTCTTCGGCGGCGTTCTGCACGAGTTTGTCGCCGACCCACTTCGGGTATTCCTGATACTCGTACGGCTTTTCCGGCAAACCTTGATTGATGAGGGACATGGAAACTCCAGTGAAAGAAGCCCCGTCGAAGCGGGGCCGGGTGGGGTGGATCAGCGGATGATGCGGCAGGCCAGTTCAGGGTAGATCGCCTTCCAGCCGTACAGCACGTCCAGACGGCACGGCACGACATCGCTGTTGATGTTGTACTGTCGGACGATGCGCATCGAGATGCCTTTGTGCATACGGCGGCCGCCCCATGCGCCGTACTGGCTCATGTCTTCCAGGTCGGCGCTCACCAGCGTGAAGGCGTCCTTGTGGTAGGCAACGTTGGCGACGTACTGCGTGTTAGCCGCCACGTCCCAGGTCACGGTCGCGGCGTTGGCCGGGCTGCCGGTGACGGTCTGGTACTGCTGGTTGCTCGCCGCGGTATTGATCGCCGGGAAGATCGACAGGGTGGCGTTACCCGAGCCGTCGGCCGTGGCCGCAGCGGTTACGACGAACTGGCGCAGGACGCCGGTGCTTTGGCGGTTCTGCGGGTTGACGGCGTACACGTTCTGCAGCACGAAGGTGTCGCCAGCCGCGACGGTCGCGCCAGCACCCAGGCCGGTCACGACGAGGGTCGAGCCGGTCTGGCCCGCTCCCGACACGGTGCCGTTGCCGCGCGTGCCCGAGGTCAGCACGTTCACGTTCTGGTCCATGCCGATGTCGAAGCCCAGCGCGGTCGGCGAGAAGATGCCCGATTCGTACTGCTCGCCGATCTTGTTGGACGGATTCAGCAGGCCAGCCGCGCTCTTGACCATCGAGCCGTTGGTGGCCGGGTCCCACACGATGGTGCGCCTGCCGTCGCGCGGCACGGCTTCGTTGTCCAGCTTGACGCCGGCGTTCAGCAGGGCCGAGATGTCGTTCGGCGTGGTGCCTACGGTGCCGATGCCGTTGGCGACCGATCCGACCAGGCCGAGGCCGTCGTAGTCGATCTTGTTGGCGATCGTGGCCATGGCCGGGGCGATGTAGCGCTCGGCGAATTCGTCAACGGTCAGGGTCAGTTCCTGGCTCGAGAATTGGAAGTCGACGCCGAACTGCGTGGTCAGCGCGATCGGCACGCTGGTTTCCACGACGTTCTCGAGGCCCAGGTTGGCGCCCGAGCGGCCGACGAAGCGCACCGGCTTGCGGGCGTTGACGGTGTTACCGATCTTGGCGCCGCTGACGGCGAATTGTCCGTCGTACTGGCGGTTCACGCGGGAGGTGAACGACAGGTTGTTCTCCAAGAGCATGAGCGAGTGGTCCAGGATCTTGGTGGGGGTGAGCAGAGTATTTGCCATGTTGCTACTTCCTTATCATTTACGGTTTTGTTTGCGCCACGCGATGTACTCGGCCGGCGACGCGAACTCTTCCGGCTCGGCCGGGGTCGTCCTGCTGCCGACAGGGGTAATCGGGGCGGGTGCTTTCGATACAGGGGGCGGCGGCGCGGCCTTGCTCAGGGATGCTTCGAGCTTGGCCAGTTCGCGCGCCTGCTTGAGCGGAGGAAGCGACAGGATCCGGTCGGCCTCGTCGGGGTTCGCGCCGAGGTGGTTGAGAACCTTGTGGCCCTCGTCCATGTCGGTCACGACTTCGAGGAAATCGCGGCTGATCTCGCCGACGTTTTGCAGCGTGCGGAGGTTCGCCTCGAAGTTCGGATCAGCCTTCACGCCTTCCTGGAACACGCGATTGCAGGCCTGGTTGAAGTTCTGGTCCGCGATCTTCGCGGCGGCGCGCTGCTCGACGAGCTGGTCGATGTCCGGTGCTGCCGGCTGCTGGCCTTGTTGCTGCTCGGTCGGCTGTCGGTACTGGGCCAGTTCGGCGGCGAGGGCTTCGCGCTGTCGTTGTTCCTCGCGCATCTTCCGCGTGAGTTCTCCGATGCGCCGTTGCGCCCAGTCGGTCTTGGGCTTGGGGTCTTCCTGCGGCGGCTCGGTGCCTTGCGCGGTTTGCTCGGTGCTCGATTCCGGGCTGGTTTGGGCGAGCGTTTGCGCCTGTTCGGTGTCCGTAGGCGATGCAGATTGCAGCGGGTTGGTCTGGTCTTCGGTTTGCATGGTCTGGCCAAGAAAGGGCCCGGTGATACGCGCCGGTACGGTCAAACAAAAGGGCCGCTCCATAGCTGGAAGCGGCCCGGATCCGGAGAGCGGCGATGCTTAACGCATGCCGCCGATGATGTATTGCTCGCTGGTCGGCGTGATGCTGCCGCCGGTCGTGTTCACGTAGGTGATCGACAGTTGGTTCGGGTTCTTCACGACCACGTTCAGGATGCCGAGGCCGGTCTGGTGCGACGCCTTGTTGATGTCGACCGAGTCGCCAGGCATCACGCCCGGCACGGCGAACGTCTGCTCGCTGGTGGTGTTGGCCCCGACGGCGGTCGGCGTCAACGTCTGCGCGATGCGGTAGAAGCCCATGACGGGCGCCGGGCTGGAGCCCAGGTCTTGCAGAAGGCCGGGAAAGCTCATTGCGGTTGTCCTTGTGATTGGTCAGGCATAAAAAAACCGGCTTGCGCCGGCTGTTCGGGTTGCGGCTGGCCTTCTGGAGGCCCGCTTTGCATCATCTGCATGACGACCTGCGTCGCCAGGTGCGATACAAGCGCTGGATCAACCGGGCCCAGCGCCTGTATGCGCTTGGTCTCGGCGTCGTAGCTCTTGATGTTCACTTCCTGCTGCTCGCGGCCCTCGCGCGCCTCCTGCAGCATCTGCGACAGGTGCTCGATCATCTGGCCCATGTGCGCCATCTTCTGTTGCATGTCCTGCTCGGCCGGGCTCGGACCATCGCCCAGTAGCGCAGGTGGGATGGCGCGGCGCAGACGCTCGGCCACGTCCTGGGCCATCGGGAAGTCCGCGGCTTTGAACAGCAGGTCGCCGACCTTGTTCATCAGCTCCTCGTTCTGGCCGATGATCTGCGACAGCGCGTGGAACGCCTCGGCGCGGCGCGTCTCGAAGCTCGGGCCGACCTCGACCGTCACGTCGTATCGCCCGATGCCCGGGTTGTAGATCAGCTGTGCAGCCTGCTCTGGAGAGGGCTTCTCGTTCGGGCTCATCTGCACCGGCTGGCCGTTCTGGTCCCCGACCGGATGCGCCTGATCTGGGTCGATCTGCGCGAACTGCTCGCTGCCGTCCTCGCCGACGATGCGCAGCACACGCGCGGTGTCGTAGACCTTCGGAATCAGGTCGACCAGGATGCGGCCGGTGAAGCGGATCGCGCGCGCCAGGTTGTCGATGAAGTGGTAGGTGGCCTTGTCGCCCTGCCGTTGCCGCGCCTGGATCGCCACGCCGGCGTCCGCGTTGCTCTGCTGGCCAAAGTTCTCCTGGTACTGGCCCGAAGCCATCATCAGTTCCTGCTGCGCGGTCTGCATCGCGGTCAGGTAGGCCTGCGCGCCGACGGGCGGCTGCTCACGCTGCGGACGCGGGATTTCGCGTCCGTCTTCGGTCACGCTGTTGTAGGGTAGGTACGGCGCGTTCTCGTGGTTCGCGTTCGCCCACATTGACTCGTAGCCCTCGATAGCCTCGGCCGGCGCCACGTACGGCGTCTTCGTCTGCAGTGCAATGAACTCGGTCTGCGCGGACGACATGAAGTTGTACATGCGCTGCGGGTCTTTCAGCGGGCGCACGTGTCCCTTGCGCTCGATCTTGCCGTCGATGTCGATTTCCTCGCCGATGACGCGCACGATCGGGATATAGCGGCCCGGCCACTCGCGGGTGTCGATCACCTTATCGCCGGCGATCTTGTACCAGGTGATGGTCGGCTGCTCGACGGTGCGTCGCTTGATCGACTCGTCGCCCTCGACGGCCTTGCGTTCGTCCTCGTCCAGCTCGGACAGCAGAACCGGGCCGCGGGCAGGGTGCGCGACCAGCGTGTCGTTCTTGGCGCCCTTGGTGAAATACTCCGCCACGCGAATGCGGTCCTTGCCCATCCAGGAATTGCCCTGGCCCTCGCTCGGGAACACGATTTCGCCCGCCGTCTCGCCCGGATACGCCGCTTCGAACTCCTCACGGCTCATGTCCTCGAACACGAAGCCGAACTTGGCGTCCGCGCCGTCGCCAGATTGGATGTCCGGATCCAGATAGACCGACTGCGGGTTCTTCACCCGGCGGATGAAAATCTCCTGGTCGAAGCTGCCGTCGTGCGCGTACTCGGTCACGATGCGCCAGTAGCCGATGCCGCCCTGGACCGCAAACTCGGTAGCCGTGTCGTAGGCGATCTCGGCGTGCGAGTTGTACTCGATGTGGCGGATGACGCCGTCGAGGATTTTTGCGATCTGGACGTCAGCGTTGCCGTCGATCGGCAGCACCTTCACGCTCGGCTTATTCTGCTTCGCGTCGTTGATAATCTGCAGGCAGTGCTGGCGGACCTTGTTGATGGTCAGGCAGGGCCGGCCCATCCGCTTGCGGCGCTGGGACATGTCCTCGTCCCACTGCCAGCCGTTGTCAGCATCACCGTTGGCGAACCGGACGTCTTCGACGAAGCGCTTGCGGAATTCACCCTCGACCTCCTGGCAGCGCTCGAATCGCTTCTGCGCCTGCTGGACGATCTTATCGGGACCGGACGGCGTTTCTTTTTTCTTGCGTGCCATGTGTTATCCCGTCATTTTTCATGGCGCACCGATTACATTCGTAATCGCCTGGGCCACGTCCGCATAGCCGGCGCCAGTCGGGTGCAACGTATCCGAGTACAGGCCGAGCGCGTTGGTTGTGTCGTACGAAACGAACCGCTGGGTAAGATTGATGAAAGGCGTGTTGTTCGCGACGGCTACCTGCTTCATCACGTCGATGTAGCGGGCCTGCTGCGCGACGCTCGCCGACGACGTGCTCGACGGCACCCCGGACACCAGTACTACGTCGCCTGTCGTCAGCGCTGCGCTGACGATGGTCTGCAGGTTGGTCTTGTAAGTCACCAGGTCAGTTGTGTTGCCCCAGTCATTGATAGTCAGGCAGATCACCGACAGGTCCGGTGCGACCTGCGTGATGTTGGACGCTGGCGTCACGTTGTTGATATACGAAGCGTTGGCCGTTGCCCAATCCGCCACCTTCGACCCATGCCAGCCGAGGTTGAGCACGTCGACCTTCTTGCTGGTCGAGTCGTACGTCACCATCCCCGCGATGTAGACGGATCCGCCGCTTGTCCGGGCGACGCCCAGCACGCTGGTACCGAGCGCCTTCGTGATCGTGACTTTCTTGATCGCCCCTGTGCCGCTGGGGGTCACGGTCGCCAGCGCAGCGCCGCCATCGGCGTTGACAGTGAACGTGCCGCTGCCCGCCAGGTCGGCATACCAGACCTCGGCCGTGTCCCACGACACCCCGGGCGTAAACGTCATGGTGTCGGTAATACCGTTGGCGCGCATGCTATTACCGTTCAGCACGTACGAGGACTGCACCCAGTTGGGCGCGGCCACGCGCGGGTCGGTCGCAGGCAGCATGTTCCTGCCCCAGGACGAGGCCGCGGTCGCTGCAATGTAAAACGAGCTCAGGATCGATGCCACAAACGAAGGGTAGGACGCCGCAACGGCGTTGTTCGTGCCGCCGCCGGATGAACCGGTGCCAGCCGTGGTGGAGTCACCGATCAGCGCGAGCTTTGCCCTGCCGGTCCCGGCGCGGACGCCTGCGAGAGCCTTGCGCCACCGGGTCAGGTTCGCCGGGGAAGCGTTGAAGACGCCGGGTTTTGCGTTCTGCTGCACAGAGCTGAGGTTGACGGCGCCCCAGTCTTGCTGGAGGAACGCCAGCGAGCCTGCCAGTGGCACTGAGTCGACGGTCAACGATGCGGCGCCCCCGAGCGCTGTCACGCGCACGTAGGCCGCCTTGTTGCACAGATCGGCGGCGGCCGCGGTCACGGCGCCCATCGCCCAGGCCGCCCAAGTTGCCACGCCATTCACGATCGAGGCGGCGTCGGCGGTGGTGTATTCGACGAGCGCTGAGCCGCCCGCCGCGGGCGATACGCTTACGAGCGCGCCCGGGGCCACGAATTGCGGCGCGCAGACGGTCCCTGCGAGAATATTCACAGTCGGCATTTCTATTCCTTTCGTTGGGCGTGTCTTAGCCCATCCAGCCGCCTACGTTGGTCGGCATTACGTGTTTGTGTTCGCGAGGTTTCTTCTTGTCCTTGACCATGAAGGACATCATCAAACTGTCGGCCATGTTGGGCGACGGGATCTTCTTCGCGCGCATCTCGTCTTTGCTCACCAGCTGGATCATCTTCGAGCCAGCCGTGCGCTTACGCTGCTGGCGGACCAGCTCGGTTTTCAGTTGCTGCAGTTCCTTAATGCCGCTCGACAGGCTAATCATCGTGGCCGGGTCGTGGTATTCGCCCTTGGCGATGGCCTCGTATGTTCGTTTGAAGCGGTCGCGCAGGAGCCACCAGCCCATGGCGCGCAGGTTCCGGAAGACGTCCTCGTTCTTCCTATCCTCTTCGTACAGGCCTGGCCACGGCGAGTCGGCCGCGCCGAAGCCCTGCACGTCGATGTTGCGGCCGGCGATGCGTTCCTTGAGCCCGACCTTGACGCCGGCGCCGACGCCGATGCTGTCGTAGACGATGATGTCGGCCCGGTAGTCGAAGGCGTCATCGAACGTGCGCGTGATCGCGTCGTCGATGTCGCCGTCCGTCCAGCGTGCGACGTCCTCGACGAGCATGCCGTAGCGCTTTGTGATCGCCTTCGCGTCGGCGCCGCTGTCGGCTGGGTCGAACCCGACGACACGGTCGCCGCGCGGCTTGTATTTCAGCCTCGTGTGCGCGTCGATGGCGGCGTCGACCCATTCGGGCTCAATCACCGAGTCCTCGTAGTCGGCGTTGCATTCGCCTTCCCATACGTGCAGGTACTTCTTGAAGTTTGCGGCCTTGTCGCGCTCCATCTCGATGCGCAGCACCTCGGGGAAGCGGGGGTTGTCGCGGTACGAGACCTTGCGCACGTACGTGTAGTCGTCCTCGAAGAAGCCAGGGCGGCCGGCGGCGATTTCGCGGTTGATGTGCTCGATGTAGGGCAGCACGAAGCGCTTGTACGTCGGCGCGTCCGGCTCGTTCGGGTTGAAGCTGATCCAGATTTCGGAACCAGCAGCGCGAATGGTCGGAATCAGCACCTTCCAGCTGTCCTCGGCGACGTTCTCGGCCTCTTCGATCCAGACGATGTCGTAGCCGAACTTCGATTTCAGCGATGTGACGTTGCGCGACAGTCCCACGAATTTGAAGCACGAGCCGTTACGGCCGTAGATGCCGTCCCGCTGCACGTCGAAGAAGCCCTGCAGGCCGAATTTCTCGATCTTCGCGACGATCAGCGCGTAGCTGGATTCCTCCATCGAATTCTGGAACTCGCGGCCGCACAGGATCTTCTTGCCGTTCGCCCAGGCGTTCCAAACGAGGATTTCGGCGATCTCCTCCGACTTGGCGCCGCCGCGGCCGCCGAACGTCACCTTGATCCGCTTCGGGTAGAGGAGGAACTCGAAGGCTTCGAACAGCTCAATTTCCATCTGGCCGGACAATCTTGAAGGTGACGTTGGTCGCGATCGGGTTGCCGTCCTGGCCGCCGTGGTTCAGGTCGACCTTGTCGCCGAACTCCTTCGGCTTCAGGCGCTGGGCCACCTTGATGCGCGTGTCGATGCGCAGCTTTGCTTTCTGGATGCCCTCAGGCGTCAGCGGCGCCTTGTCCGCGATCTCAGTGCATTCCTCGATGCCGCCGTACAGCTGCTCGACCTTCGCGGCCTCGTACATCGTGGCGAACTCGGGGATGTTGGCGCGCCAGCGAAACACGGTCGCCTTGCTGGGCATGCCCTTCCGCTTGCAGATGGTCGCGATGCTGTCGGTGGTGGAGGCCATGGCGGCGCAGAACTTCGCGCCAAGCTCCGGCGTGTAGGTGGTCGCGGTCATGGTGTTCGGTCAAAAAAATGGCCCGGCGCGCTAGTGGGCGGCCGGGCCGAAATCGCCCCTGATCGGAGGCGCTGGAGACACAGGGATGGTACGGAGAACTCAGGAAGCAGGGCGCATGCGCATCGTGCCGCGCATCGACTTGACCTGGTGGAGAACCAGTAGCCAGCGGCGTAGTGCCGGATCGGTCATCTCGAATGGCATATGGCCTCGGAATAAAAAAGCCCACGCGAGCGGGCAAGGGGAAGAGGGTGTGGTGAGACGCAACGCAGGTAGGGCACGTGGCCGGGAGAGGTTGATCGTGCGTTCACCACACGGCTGCTGACTGTCGGGCTGCCCAACCAGGAAGGGCGGGCAGCGCCGTCCTGGACGTCAATCAGCATGCGTGTGATGCCTCATGGTGCCGCTGCTGTTCCCGGCTGGTCAGGCCGAGGCAAGAAAGCAAAAAACCCCGCGTCATCGCTGATCGCAGGGCTTTCGATTTGTCGTTCACGCCGGGGGCTGCCTACAGGCAACCGATACGCGTCGTGACTGACGGAAATTAATTGTTGCTGGGAATGTACTGCTGAGATTTCCGGCTGTCAAGTGACTTTCGGAAATTTTTACCTCGGACCGTAGTTTGGATTGCGCTCGACATAAATGTCGACATGAACCGCGACAACGTCTCCGAGTGGCGGCTGTCCTACGAAGCGCAGTTTGAACTTCCCGCCCTCCCAACGTGCAAGCTCCTCAACTTCGAAATATTGAGCGTTTCCTGGTACAAACGGAAAAGATACCTCTACCGTTGTCTCGTCGACGCGTCGAGAGCTGTACTGCAAGTCTGTGGGATCGCTCTTCGCTTTCAACTGGACCCCGAGGCCCATCAGTTCCTGTGGACGCATGACTGCGGTCTCGCTTTTCGACAGGATCAAAGTTTTCGAGAAAACAACATCTACACCATCTACTTTCACCATATTCTTCTCCAGTTATGGTTTTGCTCACGACGGCCGTCGTGTTGCTTTTATGCTAGCACAACATCAGTTGAGTGATGGAAATGGCGGTTCAGTGTTTACAGTGTCTACAGTTGCCTCGATAGCACGCTGCGCTTGGCGAAAAAGGTTAATGAAGACAGTCGCGGGCCGGTGCGCGATCGCTAGCTTGCGGCAAACGACCTCGGGCTGCACCTGGCGGATGTAGCACCAGTACAGCATCATGCGGTGCTTGGTCTCAAGCTCGCGCATGCCGCGCTCGAGCAGTGCCGCGTCGGCCTCGTCCAAGCGTCGACGCTCCGGACAGGATTTCTCGCCCTCGGCCTCGCGACGCAACTGGTCGCAGTAGGCGCCGGTTGGGCTGATGCCGACGCGGGTGGAATCACGGTAGACGCGCGCCCAGTTCTCCAGGCGCGAGCCGATGTCGCGGCGCTCGGTCACGCTGCATCCTCCCGCAGCTTGCCGTCCGAAGCCACGACGCGGAGCTGGGCGCCGCGCACACGCTGCACGCCGGCGAGAATCATGGCTGCTACGCGGAAGCCGCCGGCGAACCCGCCGATGAAGCCCACGGCAAAGCAGGCCGCGCAGGCGAGGGCGATCTCGTGCTGGGTCATGCTGCCTCCCCGGCCACCTCGACCACGTGCACGACCGCGCACGGCACCTCGGCGTAACGCTTGTCGATCGTAATGCGCACGACTTGGGCGTCGTCGGCCCACACGATGCCGTTGCAGCCGTCCTTAATCCCCTTGAGCACGTTGTCGGCGTCGGGCTTCTTCGTGGCGCAGATCGTGCCGGCGGCAGCGGCCGCGCGGCGCTTGTTCGACCAGCTGGCCGGGATCTGCAGGTTCAGCGTCACGGACAGGGCCACGGGGCGCGCGGTCGGCTCGATGCCGCGCATGGCGGTGCTGGCGGCGAGCTTCACCAGGTTCTCGTAGCTGGCGGTCTTGGCCGGCGTGTACGCGACCACGTGGGCGCCGCGGCGTGCGAACTTGGGGCGGCCCTTGGCGACGGGCTGCCCGGGGACGGTGAAGGTGGTCATCATGGTTCAGGTTCTCCCGTTGTTGTTGTCGTTCCCGTCATACCGGGGACGGTGCGCTCGCGCGCGAAATGGTCTCGTTGGTCCTGCCTGGTCGCTGTATGGCGCCACGGTGAAACTCAGCACCCATGCGGGTTTCTGCCGATTTGCGCGTCATTCTGGCGCTGGCCTGCGCCACTTTCCGTTCGAGGAACAGTGGGCACGCCTCGTTGGTGTCCTCGGCACGCCGCGGCTTCTCGTAGCCATCGCAGCGGTCGTCGCGGAAGCGTGTGCACGTGGAGCAGAGGGCGGGCTCTCGGTTCATGCGGCCATGCCTCCGTTGCGCTGGGCCCTCTCGAATGCCGCGACACGGGTTTGCCACTCGTCGTAGCTCTCGTCCGTGCCCTTGGGGTCGTTGCCCTGCGGCTTGCGCGGTGCGGCAGGCGAGGCAGCAGCGGGCAGCGGCGCAGCCGGTGCGTTCTGACGCTGCAGGACGGTCTGCACGGCCTTGTCGAGGTAGACGAGCCCGATGGCCTCGCCTGGCTTGAACTGCCGTGCTCTGGCGATCGCTGCGGTCAGCACGTCCTTGGTGACGCGAGGTTCGGCAGCCCAGGCAAGCACGATGGCGTCGCCCGGCGTTGCGTCGATGCCGCCGTCTCGCAGCATGGTCACGATGGCGGTGACCCGCTTCGACTCCCGGGGGTGGTCGTCGTCGTCCGATTGCGGGCCGGCACCAACTTCGGTTGAGGCTTGAGACGACGATGAAGATTTAGAAGTTAACTGTCCCTGTCCCTCTCCCTGTCCCTTGGAGTGGTTTTCACCAGTGACATCGCTCGTTTGTCCTCGGGACATCTTGGATTTGTCGCTAGGGACAGGTAGCGGCTGTCCCACGGGACAACCAGCAGAAAGCCACGCATCGAATTCGGGAAACTGGATGCTTGTCCCGTGGCGCTCGTTGTGCTTCTTGATGCGCGCGCATTCGGTTTTCAGGCGCTGTCGCAGCTTCGCGGTCCAGGCTTCGTTGGCCTTTTCGGCGACGACAGCGTGATACAACCGGCCATCGCTGCACTTCACCCAGCCACGCATGGCTCCGTCGCGAACCTTCAGCCATTCCTTCACGACGCGGCCGTAGCCGGCGTACTGGGCCAGGACCTTGTCGTCATCGGGCAGGCTGGCGGCCGGGACCTGGTGCCAGGACGCGCACCACAGCAGCACGGCGCAGCGGAATTCGTCGGCCTCGGCTGTCACGGCCAGGTCGCTGTCGCGCAGGCGCACGACGTCGAGCGGCATGAAGGCGAAGTCGCGCAGGTCGCAGTCGGGCGGAGTGAGCGGCGCGGGCAGGTTGGACATGGCGTCCATCAGTAGTACCCCACGTCCATGTGTTCGGCCGCGTAGGCGCTGATTATCTCGGCCATTTCTGCCTTGAAGTCGAAGTCGACAAGCGGGACAGGAATACCGGCCTGGCGGATCGCGGCCAACATGCAGGCAGGGCAACCGTCCGAGGCTTCACGCAATTTCGGCGTGGCGGCAGCGATCGCCTGGGTGAATTCCTCGTATTCCTTCGTCCAATTGCAGTTGGCATCGAATTCAACAGGAACATTCGACGGCAAGATCGCCACCAGGGCGCGCAGCCCTTCGGCATCCGGCCCGTTGCCACCATGGATCAGCCGGCAGGCGCGGCAGGCGCGCGCCGGGTTCATCGTGCAATGGCGTTCGTGCTTGGCCATGGCGTGCGCCTGCAGACCGGCGCGGTTGCAGAAGTCGCACCAGTGGCGCTTGACGGTTTTCGTTCTCATGGCGGATTTGCTCCAGCCAGTTCCAGCGTGGGCTTGACGACCGCGCGCGCGAAGACGACGGCCTGGCGATCACGCCAGCCTTTCTGCCAGTCCGCGATGGCCGGCGCGCCCGGGTTCATGTGGTGATCATCGATGGCGCGGCCCTGGTCGAACGCGTCGGCGCCGCGCTGGCGCATGATCTCGGGGGTAGCTGCTTTGATCGAGAGGTCCACTATTCCTTCCCCCCTTCATCGGTCGCAGTGCGCAGCTGCTGCCGCACGAGCTTTTGTGCATCGGCGGCGCGGCTGTCGGGCCCGGCCTTCTCGATGCAGCGCACGACGAAGTTCCAGATGACCACACGGCGGTCGGGCGAGAACTTCGGCGGCGGATTCTGTGTTTGTTCGTTCATTCAATCCTCGGGGTGAAACGGTCAGGAACGCATGTATGCAGCCGGGCGCACGCTGCGAGCCGGGGCAAACTTGGCCTGAAATGGGACCAGACTGGGCCTAGCTCCCGGGCGGCCCTCTGGCTTAACATTTCCGCGAGGCAGGCAGCAGTCGCGGATGTGCGTGCTGACCGACTTCCTCACGGCCTTGGCGTTGGCGACGATCGCCAGGAAGTCGTCGACGGTCACGTGCGATTTCAGGGTGATGCTTCGGTTTTCTTTCATGGTGCTTCTCCTTGACGGTGGTTCTCGGTGGGGTAATTCATCGGGGGTACTTCGGTGCAATCGCTCAATTGCAACTGCCTGTGCGCAACTTTCGAGGCGCGAAAAAGCCGCAGGGGTTACTGCGGCTGGGATTCGGGATGGTTGGCGAGCTCGGGCCAGATGCGTTGCCAGTCGTCGGGGAACATCTCGCGGCGCGTGACCAAGCCGCCAGTCGCGGTCTCGATCGCCGCGCCGTAGATGACCGGGATCGGACGTGTTCCATCGGCCCAGCGGCTTACGTCTGGGGCATGCGCGCCTATAGCCTTGGCCAGTGCTGCTTGTCGGCCGCGCTCTTGGGAGAGGTAAGTTTTGATGTCCATGAGGACAGAATATAGCGATTCGCTAAACGTCGTCAATAGCGAATCGCATATTTCAAAGTTTAGCGCTATGCTATTTAATGCTCAGATGCAAACAAATGACGAAGTCCGCCGGCAGAACCTCTTGATCGCGATCGAACGCGCAGGCTCGGCCGCAAAGCTTGCGGAAGCGGCCAAGACGTCCCCCGCCTACCTGAGCCAGATCAAGAACCGTACTCCCGACAGCAAATCGGGTACGCCCAAGACCATGGGTGACGATATGGCGCGCCGTATTGAGGCCGCAATCGGCGAGCAGCCCGGATGGATGGACGTCGCCCGGGAGTCACAAGAGGCATCGAGCGTGACAGCGGACATCCTCCACCTGGTGCCGGGCGCCAAGCGTGTGCACGCGGCCGATCAAGATGATCCGAGCATGACTCAGATCAAGAAGGTAAAGATCAAGGTCCAGGCTGGCATCACGGGCTTCCAGGTCGAGCCAGAACACTACGATGGCGAAACCCAGGGCGTGCCCACCAGGTGGATGCTGAGGGAAGGACTAAGTCGCGATGCATTGATCTCGACGACCGTGCGCGGCGAGAGCATGGAGCCGGCTTTGTACGACGGTGACGTGATCGTCGTGAATACGCGAGATACAAAATTAGTCGACGGCGCGGTCTATGTTGTGAATTACGAGGGTGAGGCCGTGGTCAAGCGGTTGATTCGCGATGCCGGGCAGTGGTGGCTATCGTCTGATAATGCGGATCAACGGAAATATCACAAGAAGCAATGCAAAGGAGCCGAGTGCATTGTAATTGGCAAGGTCGTGCGGAAAGAAAGCACGCATATATAACGATGCGGCACGCTTGTGCTGGATGGGGTGAAATGAAAAAGATTATCATTGTGGGTTCACTTGCTCTTGCCGGTTGCGCGAGCAATTCCGGGATTGTCGCAATGGGCCAAGATACATATTTCGTGTCACGCCAAGCGGCAACTGGTTTTACTGGAATGGGGACATTGAAGGCCGAGGCAATTGGTGAGGCAGTGCAGTTTTGCGGCACCAAAGGTAAGGCACTCCAGGTTGTCTCTTCAAGTGACGCCAAGCCACCCTACATTCTTGGCAATTTTCCGAAAACAGAAATGCAGTTCAAGTGCGTCTGATGAGGTATTAAATTGAAGCCAATTGCACTAATTCCTTTCATGGCCATACTCGCGGCCTGTCAATCTGTTAGCGATGTTGTCCCGACTGGCCAAGGATCCTACCTGGTCGGCGCTGTAGTACATGGGGGCATGAAATCTGATGCGGAAGTGACTGCGCTGAGTATTAAACGCGGCACGGAATTTTGTGGCGCGATGGGAAAACGATTTGAGCTGATGAATGCATCGAATGGTGGAACGCAGGGGTGGACGCCACAGCAGTCGCAAATCATGTTTCGATGCGTTTAAAAATAATCCCCGCTCGCGGCGGGGAATGAGACCTGATCAATCAGGCATGCGGTGTGCAATTCTATCGAAGTCCAAAACTACGAAAGGTACGCATGGCTTTTTATAAATATCAGCAAGCAGTAAGTCCAAATCAAAACTCGGCCTTTGATGTTCTACATGCGCCAGGTGCCATCACTCCTAACTCAGGAATATATCGATGCACTGGATGTGGGCGTGAAATGGTCTCTGTGGCAAACCATCATATGCCGCCGCAAAATCACCACGCCCATTCACCAGCTCAAGGCCTGATCAGGTGGCAGCTGGCTGTAATGTCGACCCACGCGTAAGAGCAGGGTGACGCAACGCGAGCGCACATACTTTTTCGCGCTCGTACCATCCCCACATAATCGGCGCCATGGTCGCCAGCGCCTGGGCTACGCCCACCAGCTTCGATGCGGACATGTTTTCCTGCATGAATTCCATGACCAGCTTCACGTCGACGTCCATCTCCAAATCGCACTTCGCTCCTACGCGCGGCACTCCCAGCGCCTGAGTGACGAAGCTTGTCTCACTTACTGCAGCCGAATTGCACTGGTTCTGCTCGTGCAGATCCTGTTGATTCGTTCCCATCCATCCTCCATGCCGCACACGATGCGGCTTTTTTACGCCCAGACGCCGGGCCGGCGCGCCCGAGGTGTTCGAGCCTGTCGAGAGTCTAACGAAAAATTTAGCGCATCGCTATAAATAATGCTTGACGCAATTTAGCGAAACGCTATACGATCACTCCATCGCAACAGCCCAGCAGGGCAGATGGAGACCTCCGATGGATCGCTTCCCCTACGACGCCGAGGCGCGCGAAAACCGCGTCATCGAGCTGATTGACGCCCGCATTCACGCCATCCGGCACGACATCCGCGTGAACCGCGCGTCGACCGTTGCCGCCGTGGTGGACCGGCTGGACCTCGGCAACTTCGAAGGCGATGCGCGCGACATCCTCCGTGCAGCCGTGGTCGGCCATTCCGCAGCGGTGGGCGTCGACCACGCGGCAGCCGTCGAGGCGGCCATCTACTTCGAAGCCGAGGCGCTGGCCGAGCGCGACATCGCCGACATGGAGCGTCGCCGCGCCGAGTCCGCCCGCGAGAACCGCATCGAGCAGCGCGTGTGGAACCACTTCTTCGCACGGAGCGCGGCATGACCTGCGCCCACTGCAACGACACGGGCAGCCTGTCCAAGAACGTCACCGGCTATCTGGACTGCCCGCACTGCGGCGCCGCCGAAGAGCGCGCCCGCGTCGAATCGTGGGCCCGCCGCGCGGCCCCGGGCGCCGGCCTGATCGACGTCTGGACCATCTACCAGCACGGCAAGGCCGCTGCGGCCGGTACCGATCGGGAGGCCGCATGACCGCCGCCCGCATGGCGCGCCGCCTGGTGCGCAAGATCGCCAAACCGGTCGTGCTGTGGTGGACGGACCGCGCGTTGCGCGAGGCCGAAGATCAGGCGGACTTTTACATGCACCTGCGCCGCGCCGCGGCCCCGATGGAGCGCCGCCAGCGCGAGCGCGCCGTGCAGCTGGTCGGCCGCCGCAACGAGATTCGGGGGTGGTAAGCATGGTCTGCGCATCCTGCGGCGGCAACGTGACCTGGCGGGGCCCCATCACCAACCTGACCCATACCGAGTGCGCCGACTGCGGCGCGATCAACAACCAGCTGGTCGACCCAGCCCGACGAAGAAGAGGACGACGAATGATCCGCCACATCCGCAACCAGTACCTGCTGTCCCTGCGCGCCGGCTTCCGCCCGCGCAAGGCTGCGACCCGCGCGCTGCGCACCTACGTTTTCGGTTTTTAACCATGAACGCCACCATCGACCCGAGCCAGTACGACCGGACCAAATACATCGGCGGCAGCGACGTCGCCGCCATCCTGGGCGTGAGCCCGTGGCGCAACGTCGTCGACCTCTGGCTGGACAAGATCACGCCGCGCGCTGAGAACGGCCAGAACGCCGGCGCCAAGCGCCGGGGGGCGCGCATGGAACCGTACATCCTCGACATGATCCGCGAGGAGCACGGCTTGGAGATCGTCGCGTCGAACCAGCGCTACATCGACGCCGAGCTGCCGTTCCTGGCCGCCGAGATCGACTTCGAATACCGCGATCCGGACACGGGCGCGATCGAGAACGGTGAGATCAAGACCGTGCACCCGTTCAAGGCGAAGGAGTGGGGCGAGAACGGCACCGACCAGCTGCCGCTGCACTACGTCGCCCAGGTGCAACACGGGCTCGGCGTGCGCCGCGCGCGCCGCTGCCGCACGTTCGCGCTGATCGGCGACGACCTGAAGCCGTACGTGGTCGACCGCGACGACGAGCTGATCGAAGCGATGCGCGCCCGCGCCAACGAATTCTGGACGCGGTACGTGCTGCCCAAGGTGCAACCGCCGCTCGACTACGAGCACAAGGACATCATCGAGACGCTGAAGCGCCTGTACCCGGGCACCGATGGCACCGTTATCGACGCCACGGCGATGCACGAACACTGGCGCGCTGTGATGGCCACGTCCGCCGAAATGCGCGACCACTACGAAGGCATCCTCGCCGGCGCGAAAGCGCACCTGCTGGCCGAGATGGGCAACGCCAGCGCGATCAAGTTCAACGACGGCATGGCGTTCACGCGAAAGGTCGTCAGCAAGAAAGCCTACACCGTCCACTACGACGCAACCCGCTACGTCGACTTCCGACTGGCGAAACTGAAGGAGAACGCATAACCATGAGCACTTCCGCACTGAAGGCGATCGCCACCGGACAGGCCGGCAAGACCGAGAAGCCGAAAGACCTCGCGCAGCTGATGGCCAGCCCGGCCGTCCAGTCGCAGCTGAAAGTCGCGCTGCCGCGCCACATGACCGCCGAGCGCATGGCGCGCATCGCCACGACCGAGATGCGCAAGATCCCGAAACTGGCGCAGTGCGATCCGATGTCGTTCCTGGGCGCCGTCATCCAGTGCGCGCAACTGGGCCTGGAGCCGGGCAACGCGCTGGGCCACGCCTACATCCTGCCGTTCGACAAACGCCAGAAGATCAACGGCACATGGCAGACCGTCGCTACCGAGGCCCAGGTGATCATCGGCTACCGCGGCATGATCGACCTTGCGCGCCGCAGCGGGCAGATCGTGAGCATCGAGGCGCGCGCCGTGTACGAGGGCGACGAGTTCGACTGCACGCTCGGCCTGGAATCGAAGCTGACGCACACGCCGGATTGGCAGAACCCGAACCGCTCGCAGCCGGACAAGCTGCGCTTCGTGTACGCGGTGGCGAAACTGAAGGACGGCGGCATCCAGTTCGACGTGATGTCGCGCGCCGAGGTCGACGGCATCCGCTCGCGTAGCAAGTCGGCCGACAATGGCCCGTGGGTGACCGATTACGCCGCGATGGCCTTGAAGACGGTCGTGCGTCGCCTCTTCAAATTCCTGCCGGTGTCGATCGAGATTCAGCAGGCGGTGAGCCTGGACGAGCAGGCCGAGGCCGGCGTCAGCCAGCAGAACAGCGCGATCATCGACGGCAACTTCAGCGAGGTCGACGCGCCGCTCGAGCTGGACGACCAGTCGGCGACGGCGGCGGCCGGACGGTCTCAGCAGGGCGTCGGTACCGACATCACGGTCGACTACGACGTCATGTTCGACCGGATCGCCAAGTGCACCGACCTCGACGTGTTGGACATCCTGGCCGACGAGCTGCGCGCCATGGCGCCCGGAAACGAGCGCACGAAGCTCGAAGCGCTGGCCCTCGATCGCCGCGCGGAGCTGGGAGGCGCCCAATGATCGCCGAGCAGACCGTGGACACGGTGGCAGCCGCGCCTGGGCCAGATCAGCCAGCGCCTCGGCTTCGACGTCACGGCCAACTTCCTGGCGTCGCTCGGCTTTGCGCCGGCCGCACAGGATAAGGCGGCCAAGCTGTACCGCGCCGACGACTTCCCGCGCATCTGCGCGGCGCTGATCCGCCACGTGACGGCGGCCCAGCAGGCAACGGCGGGCTGATATGGCGGGCCTGACGCCATGCCGATGGACCGCGATGCGCTGCCGCGAAGCCGGTTTCCAGCGGTTCCTCGGCGTCACCGACCACGAGGCCGCCGCGGCCCGCGTGCGCGAGCTGTGCGAAGTCGGCTCGCGCGCCGAGCTGGACCGCGACCGGGCCGCGCAGGCGCGCTGGGATGAGCGGATACGGCGCGCGTACCTGAAATACCAGCAGAACCCCACCAACCACCAACAGGACCAGGAGATGTAAAGAATGAACGCCACCACGAAACACGAACAGAACACCCTGAATACGCTGCAGCGCGACGCCAACGGCTACGGCGCGCTGCCGGGCTTCGAAGACTTCGCGCTGCCGGACGAGGAACTGGCGCCGGGCGCGGTCGTCAACGGCAGCGAGGTGCACGTCCTGCGCCTCATCGACGACGTGAACGCGAAGGAGAACGCCGCGCGCTGGCTCGGCGGCGACAATAACCTCGGCGAGTGGAAGCCGACGGCGCCGGCCGGCGACGACTGGAACCTGGTCGCGGTGCTGCAGCACGAGGAAGGCCCGTTTGCCGTGTTCGCGAAGCCCGGTGTGCACGGCGTCCTGACCGGCAAGGCGTACGCCGCGGAATACCTGCTCGGCTCGATGATCAAGGCGGCGACGAAGCACCTGAAGACCCTGTCGAAGCCGTGGATCGACATGAAGGCGAATGAGCAAAAACGCGTGCTGGCTACCGTGCAGCAGGATTGCCGCGCGGCCGTACAAGATGCTGTCGACCTCATCGCCAGCAATGCGCGCTTGACGTTCCAGGCCGCGGTCGACCAGGTCGTTTTCAAGGATGGCGTGAAGTGCGTGCTGACGCTGGCCAAGTCGCCCGAGGCGCACAGCCTGGCGGATGCCGAAGGCTCGTATGTGACGATCGTGATCGAGGAGCGCTCGAAGCTGCTGGACGAAGGCGACGCGCTGGCGGTCGACCCTGACCAGAAATCCCTGCTGGACGAGGAGGGCTGAACCATGGCGCCGGACAATTTCTTCGGCCGGCGCCGCACGCGCGCCGACCTGACGCGCGCCGCGAAGGCCGCGGCGCGTGAGAAGGCGATGAAGCGCATTCGCGAGCTGCTGGCCGTCGGCCCGATTTCCGTCGGCCCGATCGCCGCCGACCTGGGCCTGTCAGGCCCGACTGTCTACAGCTACCTGTGCGACATGGCCGAGGACGGCATTACGCGTCGCGTGGGCGATCCGTTCGGCCACCGGCCGAAGTGGGAACTCGGCCAGGAGTGTGCGGCGCGACTGCAGGCGAATGGCATGCGCCCGCACGGCGCCATCGTCGTGCCGGCCGTGCAGGTCGGCATGCAGCGGCACTGGATGGACGTCGCGCTGTTCGGGCCGGCGCAGGGAGCTGCGGCATGAAGCGCGACGCCTTCACCCTGTCGCTCGACTTGGGCCACGAGCTCATCATCGACAACTTCGCCGGTGGCGGCGGCACGTCGACGGGCCTCGAGGCCGCATTCGGCCGCCCGGTCGACATCGCGATCAACCACGACCCGGAAGCGCTGGCAATGCACGCCATGAATCACCCGCACACGAAGCACCTGTGCGAGAGCGTGTGGGAGGTCGATCCGATCGCGGTCACACGCAACCAGCCCGTCGCGCTGGTCTGGCTGTCGCCCGACTGCAAGCACTTCAGCAAGGCGAAGGGCGGCGCGCCGGTCGAGAAGCGCATCCGCGGCCTGGCATGGGTCGCGCTGCGCTGGGCTGCGAAGTGCAAGCCGCGCGTGATCATGCTGGAGAACGTCGAGGAGTTCAAGACGTGGGGCCCGCTGATCATCGACGCCGATGGCAAGGCCCGTCCGGACCCGGCGAAGCGTGGAAAGACGTTCGACAGCTTCGTCCGCCAGCTGCGCGCGCACGGCTACCAGGTCGACTGGCGTGAGATGCGCGCGTGCGACTTCGGCGCCCCGACGATCCGGAAGCGCTTCTTCCTGGTCGCGCGCCGCGACGGCCTGCCGATCACCTGGCCCGTGCCGACGCATGGCGCGCCGACGTCGCCCGCGGTGCTGGCCGGCCTGCAGGCGCCGCACCGCACGGCCGCCGAATGCATCGACTGGTCGCTGCCGTGCCCGAGCATCTTCGATCGTAAGCGCCCGCTGGCCGAGGCCACGATGCGCCGCATCGCGAAGGGCATCATGCGCTACGTCGTCAACGCCGCGAACCCGTTCATCGTGAACACGGCGAACAGCAAGACCACCGGCAGAGGGCCCAACGTGTGGACGAGCGACGAGCCGATCCGGACCGTGACGTCGGCGCCGGGCTTCGCTGTCGTCACGCCAACACTGGTACAGACCGGCTACGGCGAGCGCGACGGACAGGCGCCGCGCGCGCTGGACATCGAGCGGCCCCTCGGCACGATCGTCAGCGGTGGCAAGCATGCGCTCGTCAGCGCGTTCCTCAACGAGCACGCCAACGCCAGCACGCAGCGCGTGTTCGCGGCCGGCGAGCCGATGCGCACGATCTGCGGCCAGGTGAAGGGCGGGCACTTCGGGCTGGTGTCGGCTACCTTGGTGGACACCGCGCATGGCGAGGTCTCGCCGTCGGGCGTGAAGCGGTGGGGAGACGGTGCGAAGTCGGTCGAGGCCCCTCTCGGCACGATCACCGCCGGCGGCACCGACAAGGCGCTGGGCGTGGCCTTCCTGGCGAAGCACTACACAGGCGTCGTGGGCTCCGATCTGGACGACCCGATCGGCACGGTCACGAGCACAGACCATCACAGCCTCGTGCTGGCGCACGTGCAGCGCGACATGGGCCGGAGCGTCGGCCACGCCGCCGACGTGCCGCTGGCCACCACGACCGCAGGTGGCGGCGGGAAGTCGGCCGTCGTCGCCAGCACGCTGGTGAAGCTGCGCGGCACGAGCAGCACGGCGCCGGTCGACCAGCCGCTGCACACGGTCAGCGCCGGCGGCCAGCATCACGCAGAGGTGCGCGCGTTCCTGGTGAAGTACTACGGTGCCGATCAGGACCCGCGCCTCGAAGAACCGCTGCACACCGTGACCACGAAGGACCGCTTCGGCCTGGTCACGATCCAGGGCGTGGACTACGAGATCGTCGACATTGGTCTGCGCATGCTGGCGCCGCACGAGTTGTACGCGGCGCAGGGCTTCCCGGCCGACTACGTCATCGAGGAGGTTCCCGATCCGGCCCTGCTGTTCGCCGACGGCGTGCAGGCCGCGGCCAACCCGCTGCAGCTGCCGCGCGTGCCGCTGACGAAATCGGCCCAGGTTCGAATGTGCGGCAACAGCGTGTGCCCGCCAGTGTCCGAGGCGCTGATTCGCGCGAACTTCGTGCACGAGCAGCAGATTGCCCGGGAGGCGGCATGAACCAGACCGACATCTTCTGCGAGCGCCAATGTCTACCTCTAACCAGCGCGTTCAAGATGAGTGGTTACGACACCTGCTTGGCACACAGTGATCGCTTCATTCATGAAGCGACGGGTACCAGACAGCTTGTCAGACAGCTCACGAGCCAACTTTTTACGTGCTTCGCTGACGTGAATGTTCCCTGTAGAGATTTGCAAAGTAAGAATTTTTCGGAAGGCACGGAGTTGATCGGCGGCTTGGGCCAACTTAAGGGCGGTGTTTTCAGGGAGGGGAGCCAGCGGAACCAACTCGTCAATCGACCAAAGATTGATGGTGTCGAGTTGTGCGCGGCAGGTCTCCAAGAACGTGGGCGCGTTGTCGATCGTCGCCGTTTGGTCAAGAATTTTTACTATTGCACCAACGATCGACTCGGCATGCGCGAGCCGCAGGACCATACTCGCGCCGTGCAAACGAGCCTTTACCAGTTCGTCAGTGCTACGTTGACGACCTTCTGCTGTAGCAAGGTAGATGGTGCCGACGAAGGTTGCGATGGTTCCAATAGACCCGACCCAAGTTCCCCAGTCCGATTTGCTGAGCTCGCATTTCCAACCGACGATTACGAGATCGACGGTCACCCATAACACGAGTGACCAGCCGATGACGTATCGGTTGTTCAGCCATTTTTTTAAAGTTGCCATCGCGGAATCTTAACATGCCGAAATACGAAGATAGTACCGACCTGCTGCACGAAGCCCGCCGCCTGCGCCTGTTGGCCGCCGCGCTCGAGCTGCAGCACTTCACCAGCACCGACTCGAACATCGTGCCCATCCCGGGCACCGCCCGCGTGATCGCGATCGGGACGCCGGCGCAGGTGCGCGCGCTGCTGTTGGACGCGCCGCCCCCGCTGCTCAATGCCGACGAGCTGGCCGCGCTGCGCCGCTTTGACGAGTGCGCGCAGGACGGCGAGGGCTACGACGTTGCGCCGGAAATGATGGCGCGCTT